CTCAGCTGTGGTCTTATCCATGACCCCCAATAATCTGTCTCAGACAGTTCAAAAACCTTGTTTATTTTAGGCCTAAAAAGCATGGCCAACCATTCAGGACTCATGGATGTTCTTTCCCTCTTCATCACTTCCCGCGGATTCATTTGGTCCTTAAAAATATCCAGATTTATATTTTGTGTCAATTCCAGTACCCAGTCAGCTGAAAGGTAATTTATGACTGATTGTGGCACTTTGGCACTTATCAGTGTAGAGTAATTGTCATAGTATCTAACATGGCTATGTTCTAATTTCATTTCTTTCCCATAAAATGTGTTAGTTTCCATATACCTTATCATTTTCTCTAAGTTGTCTATATGTCTATTATCGCCTGGCACATAACCTAATATCCTAGAATTCGTTCCTTTCGGATCAAGGAATTTCCTCAGTATCAAGCATAAATCTTCAGGTCCTATATTTTCAGCTTCTATATCAAGTGTTAATAAATACTCTTGTATAGCCAGACAGTCTTTGTCAAAGTTCTTCTTTACACCATAAAGAGGCAGATATTTTCTTTCTTTAAGCCAAGTGGTAAAATAGACAGGGCTTACTGAAACATTGGTCAGTTTAGGTGATGAAATGTCTATATTTATGGGTTTTAGAGTATAATTGTGGCTCAACGTCTGATACTTGGCCTCAGGTATATTTTCTACAGCATCATAAAAATGCTTTAATTCATAATTGCAATTGCTCAAAACTTTTACCATATTGGAAATGAGATCTTTTGTATCACTTTCTACTTCTAAAACAAGGGTTTCCAATACAGAAACAAGATCAATAGCGGAAATTCTACAATCTGGGCCTAGTATGTCCCTATTCTTTGCTCCGTAAATCCTAGCTAACCTCCTAGCGTCAGGCTCGTTTATCATGCTGCTATAAAACATAGGATCATGCAGTTTATTCAAAAACCATAAATAAGAAGGTAATGAAGCATTAAAATTCCCATTTTTGACTGTCCAGGAATTTATTAAATTATTGGATATTTTAGGAAAAGATTTCCTTAAGGCACTATTTAGGTAAGACCCCATGTCCCACTTTAATTTAGGAACTATGCTGTCTGTGCTGCTTGAAAATTTCTTAATGACGGATAAATAGCTTTCCATATTATTATTGTACCTAAGATGTTTGTATATTTCTGAATCCGGTCCCCCAAGTAGAAGTTCCATGGGATGCTGGTCATACATACCCAAATATATAGATGGCCTATCACCGTCTAATTTTTGAAATCCATAAAAACTCTGTATGTGCTTGGCTGTCAATTTCATCATTAAATATGTTTCCGATAAAGTAGCCCCATAAGTCAAAAGTTCCATACCCTTGCTTGAGCAGTATTGTATATCGGAGGTGTAACCCTGATCAGTAGGCATAAAAGGTATAACACCACTAAATTTTGTGAGCATAGGTAGCAGCTGGTCAGACATATAAAGTATGGAAAGGAACTCCATGTACCTGCCCCTTGTGTCTATTAGGCATTTTTTAATACTTTTCATGTGGTTGCAACCTTTGAGCAACCAGTCTAAGAGTATTATGGTTCCCTTTATACTGAATTCATGTTCATGCCAACTTTCACCTGTACTGTCATCAGAGTGAGCTAACAGGATCATAAGTACTAATGTATTTTTCTCACCAATGAAATGCCTGAAAACAAGCTCACTTATGAACATTTGATTTGCAACATGCATCAAACTTGATAAGTAATTATATATGCCCATAACAAAGCTGAACTCTATAGGTATTTCATATGCATCATTTGCCAAATCAGACTTCTTTAATAAGTACATCAATTCATG